ATGAGCATCATCCTGGTCGTCTTTCATCATGCTCATTACACGCACACTGCGGCGATGACGACATTCGACCAAGCGCTGATGTTCCTCAGAATGCCGTTGTTCTTCTTCGTATCCGGCTTCTACATCCGCAAGATGATGGGCTACACTGCCGCCCGGCTCGTCGCGCGGAGGCTCGCGCCGCTGCTGTACCTCTACATACTCTGGTCGGTCATCAAGTGGCTGTTGACGACAGTGGTCCCCGCGCTGGCGGGCGAAGCAAAAGACGTCGCCTCCATTGTGCAGATCATGTGGGAACCGCTGGCGACCCTGTGGTTCATTTATGCCCTTGCGATCTTCTCTCTGCTGGCGTGGTTCGGTCGCAATCTGCCGCGATGGACAATGACGGTCATGGCCGTCGCGGCCGCGCTTCTGTCGGTGGTCTTTGGGCCGGTGACCGATGGCCCGTTCGCATTCAAGATCATGCGCTTTTTCATCTGGTTCTGGGCCGGATACGTGACCGGGCCGCAAATGCTCGCCTGGGGGCGAGAGCGCTTCAGGTGGATATATCTGGCAATCGTCCCGCTCTGGCTCGCGGCGTCACTGGCGTTGATTCAATCGGATATGGATCTTCGCTGGTGGGCCGTCCTGCTCACGATCACGGCGTTGCCGGTCGGCATCATGGCGGCCATCGCGGTTGCGCGATCGCCGGCGGCGGGCGTGTTCACCCTGCTCGGCAAGAACACACTTTCGGTCTATGTCGCGCACTTCGCGCCGCTGCTCATCTTGGGCCGATTCATCTCGTCACCAGGCCTGCTCGCCGGCATATTCGTGGTCATTGTGGCGATCCTGGCCTCGGTGGCTGCAAAGTTAGTGGCCGACCGGATCGGTTTCGCCTGGCTTTACGAATTGCCGCAACGTGCCCGCGATATGATCGAGGCCCGGCTCAGCCGCGCGTCCGAATGGCCGGAACAGCCGGTAGCGACGGAGAAGGCCTGATTTTCTGGCACTGGCTCTGTTCCGGGCCGCTGCATAGCGGCAGGGCCGACGCAGCGGCCGGCTGCAGCGACGTGGACGGGCGAAATGTGGAAGAGATGGATGCCCCGCGAGGGTATGCCGATGCTCGCCTTCTCAATGCGTTAGATTGTCTTCCCGCTAAAAATTACTCACGCGTTTCTGCGGGGCTCCGGAGAGGGCTGTCTAACCATCAGCAAGGAGACGCCGTTGCTATTGGACAATGCCGAGCTGTCACACGGGGCGGTGATACGGCATGGCGAAAGAGCTACGATGTTGATGATGTGCGCGCTCAAGTGTTCAATGTTTGCTGGAGCGCCAGCCATAAAAACGCGAACTTTTTTCGCTTTCGGGACGTCTATTGCGCCACCGTTGAGTCATATTCTCAGCACACGCGGGAGGCGGGCAAAACACTGCCAATCACCTCCAACGCGGATCGAGTGCTAAAGGCTCTCCTGAAACGGATGGATGGCAAGACCGCCCGGTGCGACCCAAGCCTAGACACCATTGCCCGCTTTTGCGGCTTGTCGCGCCGCACTGTGGTCCGACAACTGCACACACTACGAGAGCGCAAGATTATCAATTGGGTTCGCCGCACCGTGAAGACAGGTAACGCAAAAGGAGAGGGCCCTCAGCGTCAGCAGACCAGCAACGCGTACTTCATCAACCTGACAGCATTACCTATCGAGATGATCCGTACGCTTCGCCAGCGCCTGGGCGACAAACTGCGGGAGGTCAGCAAGGTGATTGCCGGATCGGGGCCTGTTCCTAGCCGGATGGCCATTCAGGCGGAGCGCATCATGAAGGGCCTTGCGGCGGGCTGGGGAGCCACCGACCGCGCGGAGAAGGCCCAGCGCCGCAACCTCGCCGGCGCGAGCGCAGGCGAGATCGCTGCTCACATGTATGGCGATGACACAAGTTCTGCCCAGGAGCACGCTGAAATGCTCGGTCTCTCCTTTGGACCTAGTGCGAGTGCCAAGTTGGCATTGTACCCCGGCTCCAGAACTTAAGGGGAAAGGACAGAGGTCGCTTGGGCGACCTCTGACGCTCAGTTTGTATTGTCCCCATGCCTAAATCACCCTTCCAGCCTTCAACGAAACGCCAACGGAAACGTGGCGCGAGGGCGGCTGCGCCGCCCAGGGGTGTCCAAGGGGCCAAGAGCAAAGGCCGTGCCATTCTAAGCCGTCCGAGGGCCGGAAACGACGTGCTCAGCCATGGGCGCGAAACGGCCCTGCAGGTGCATCAATATGCATCAGCGCAAGGGGCAATGGATCATGCCTCCGGCCAAGGACTTAGGCTGGCTCCCGCCGGTAGGGGGCACTGCATCAAAACCGACATAAAAAGTGCGCGGGCGAGGCGGGGGGAAAAGCGCGTTTCGAGGGGTGCGACGGCAGGCCCTGGCGATCGGAGGGCGAATCGATCTAACGGCCAGACCAACTGGTCAGTCCGCCGACAAGTCCATTGACCGAATCGCTGTTCGTTCTTCATATGTTCCCTTTTCGGAGCAAACCCGATGCCAATGATCGAAGACATCCGCGATGCAGTTGCGCGCGCGCTGGAGCAGCGCGGTCTCGAAAACAAAGAGTTCCTGCGACAGGTCCGCGAAGGTGAACAGGACAACGGGCCATACATGGTCGGCGCACTTGCCTGCGCCCGACTGATGAAACTGCAGCTCCCCGCCTGATCTGATTATGCGGAATGACCGGCTGACGCGGCTGGCCATGCGTGTGGTGGAAGATGCCGCCGCGCGCGCAGAGGGCGGTGCCGTAGAGCGAACATGGGGCCACCGCCTTGCGTTGGAATACCTTGTGCGCATTGGCATCGCTGACGCTAGGCAAGCCGACTCCTTCTGGCGAAACCTCGCGATGGAATGGGAGCGAGCCGAATTTGACCACCAGGCCCGCTATATCCAGACGACGCAGATGATGGGCAGCGTGCACAACTGGCGCGGAAAGCTTGGCTATACACCGCTGAATCCGATTGAGTTTGGCCGGCTCTCCCGGCCGTATATGCCCGATCTTGAAATCGATGCTGGAACGCAGCAGCATCCGTGCATGTGCAACCGTTACCAGCCCGGCGAACGCGACACGATCCGCCAGTTCTTCAACGCCCGCCTCTTTCGCGAGGCGAATGAAGGCCCAGCTACCGTTCATCCCAAGGAGCCGGGATGGGTCGTGCGCCGGGTTGAGGGCGATCATGTGCTCGAACAGATGACGTGGGGCTTCCCGGTCCACCTGCGTGGCAAGTCGGGCCAGCCATTGAAGGCAAAACCGGTCAACAATGCGCGGTTCGACAAGCTGAGCGGCTTCTGGAAGCGATGGGCTGACATCCCCGCGCAGCGATGTCTTATTCCTGCATCCCGCTATGCTGAGGCTGTCGGTCCCGCCGGGAAGATGACCACGACATGGATGTCAGTACGCGGCTCTCCCCTGTTCGCCTGGGCCGGCCTCTGGCGAGAAAGTGACGAATGGGGCGCATGCTACGCCGGCGTCATGACAGACAATGCTCCCGAATTGCTCAACATCCATGATCGATCGCCCGTGATCCTGCGGCCGCAAGATTGGGATACCTGGCTCACCGCCCCGTTGCCGGATCTGGCCCGCTTCGATGCCCCCTGGCCGGCCGAAGATACGATCATCGATCGCACCAATATCCTCTGGAAGGATGGTCGCGCCGCGCCGCCGAACCCACAGGCATCGCTTTCTCTCGGCAAAGGGGATTAGCCGGCGCCTCGGGCATGGTGGCCGTCATTGTTGGCCGGTAGGCAAACGTCTGGTTCGGAGTCGGGTTGCGACCCAGAATACGTCGTTCGGATCAGCCACCGCAGACTTCTGCTCCTGACGTAAGCGGACATCTTTTCATGGAGCCGCTGACGCAACCAGATCTTCACCGAGCCGCTATGGCTGCCCGCACCTCGTTCATGAGGTTACGGTATTTGCGCAGATTGTAGCTTTCCCTGCTGCGAGATACCTTGGCCTGTTCCACCATCAGACCGAGGCTTTTGAAGGCGTGCTGTAGCCATGCTAGAGCCTTCTCGTCGTCCGATATCCGCGCATACTGCAGGGCTTGGTCACTGTATCTGAGCAGATGGTAGGACCTCCGCGCATCATTTTTAATGCATTCCTCTAGAACCTCCATGCTCTCCTCCACGCCGTCGAGGGCCGTGCGATCGGTTATGTTCCGCTTGAGTACGTCAATGTTCGCCTCGAAGAGGATGCGCGCGTGGGTGTTTCTAATTGAGAATACGCGGCCTCGGCTCCGAGAGAGGGCCGTGTCGATCCAAGAGAAGGCCTCGGTGAAGCTCTTCATTTTAGAGAGATAAATGGCTCCGTGCTGATAGTCGTATGCGTTGTCCGTCGACGCCACCAGTCGCTCATAGAACCGCTGTCCATCTGAGACCCGGGGGTATGCTCTCCGGGCGAAGTCGTTATCGTATGCGTACCGCCTGAAGACCGGGTAGTCGACGACAAGACGGGTTGGGACGGCGCTGTGGAAGCGATCGAATATGCGGCTGAACGAACGGGGCTGGCACTCCCGCAGCGCGATGCGCGCCAGAGCGCCGGAGCGGACCGAGAAGTGATCCTGGTGGGGGTCGTCCTCCAAGTCCACCTCCACGAGGAAGCTTTCTATTCGCTTGGCGACATCATAGACATCGGTGTACTGCTTTCGGGGCCCGGGCAGAAAAGCATAAATCATATCAAACGATACAACTGTGCGACAGGCCGCTACGTAGCAAGCCATCATGTAAACGTCGAACGCTAGGGAATCCCTCTCCTCGAATTCCGAGAGCTTCGCGCGAAACCTAGAAGTCAGGTTCTCATCGTAGACGTGACGACGAAATGACTCGAACAGTCCAACCTCGCCGCTGTCACGTTCGACCGCCTCAAGATTGTCTGGATGCCACCTTCGGATATCCACGGGTATCGAGTCGATGATCGACTGCAGATCCTGTGGAATGATTTCGGAACTCGAATGCACGTCCAGCAGGCCCTGCATAGATCTGAGACCGACTGAGTCGAAGTAAATACTCTGCTCGGCAGATACGATCTGCGCGCCAATGTCGCGCACTAGGCGGTCGATTGGGTCGCGGGAATCGATTAGATTGTCTACAAATACCAACACCTTCTCGGGCTGACCCATGTGTTCCGCTACGATCTGGTCGGCTTGTGGCGCGGTGATGCGTTCGAAGTAGAGCACCGGGCGCTCCGGCGCGATTTCGGACGCAACCTGCTTAAGCACGGTCGTTTTGCCCGAGAGCGGCAATCCAACCAGCGCGACATGGCGGCCATTGTAGATTGAGTTCTTCACCGCTGCGTTCACCCGCCTCCGCACCACTTGGCTGGAATAGGCGTCGGACCATTCCGGCTCGGAGCCGAGGAAGAAGGTGCGTATCGGCCGCTGCGCGACCTCGCCTGCCGTGGGAACCTGCCCGGTGAAGGCTTGACGGCTCGGCGTTGTCTGCGTCACCGCGTCCGTGCCGACCTCATCGGCAACGTAGCGGAGGAAGTCCTCGGTCTCGCCATACAAGATGTGGAAACCGAGCGCGGTATAGAGGGCGGTTGCGCCCTCGTCGTCCCGTCGCAGGAGGATCCAGCGGTTAAATTGGGAGCGGGTCGAGCTGTCATGTAGGCCTTGAAGGACGCCAGCATCACGCATTCCATACCCTAGAAACAAGGTCGGCCTGGCCTGCAACTCCCGCTGGAAAACGTACCAGGTCTCTCGGTCTGAGGCGAAGGCCGAGGAGATTTGCCCGGGGGTGAACAGGAAGTCGGCGTCCGAGTGCCGCACGTTTCCGTGTAGCGCGACGAACTGGACCACCTCGCCGGGTTGCCTCGGGGCCCCCAAGGGAGTGACGTCATGCAGCACGCGCGCGTGCTCCCCTTGACGTGCGTTGAATATGTGAAACGGCAGATCGTCTATGTTCGTGGTGTAAAGGAATTCGGGGTTCAATCTGCGCAGTGCGTCATATCTGTCGTCATACACACCGACCGTGAATACCTTCTCCAGAAACTCCCTCAGCGCCACCCGACGATCGGACAGAAGCACTGCGTAAAGCCCAGCAAGGTCGAGCGAAGCATATGCGTCGAGACCGAACTCTTGGATCAGGAGCGTCTTTAATCCATCACCTACAGGCAGCCTTCCGTTGTCGCCGTTGCGAGCAAGCGTCGAAAAGCCTGCGCCCGTGAATAGGTTCACACCCCTCGCCAAGTCGGCTTTTAGCAGTCCGGATTCCGCAACACTGAGCATTCACTCCCCCGACTCATTCCAATTTGCCCATCTAGAGCTAAATCGAGTGCGAAATGCAAATACTTGCGAACCCGCGCGCGGGCTATTGAGCATACGTCGGGACTGGCTGTCTTCGCCTCTGGTCGATCTGCAGCCGCCGGTCGGCAACTGGCCGCGCAGCGTCGCCCGAAAGGGCCCGCTTTCGTTACGCTGCCAGCTCGATCGTGAGCGTCTACAATTGGGTCGAAAGCGACCATCCGAAGTCGAGGTTGCTAATGACGGTTTTGTCTCAGAGCACGTCATTCATCGTAGTGTACGATAAACAGGTATTTGCTCCGATATTTGGTCTCAAGCGTTCGCCGGCACCCACGAGATGGCCGACATAGGCGACCTCGATCTTAAACTGCCTTCGCCCGCTCCCGAAACCGCACCGCCTCGAAACCAAGCGCGTCGTTCAATTCCAGAAACACCGACTGCAGCGGCTCGATCTCCAGCTCGAAAAACGCGTCAGTCGCCTTGGTCACATCACCGAACCCGCCCGCGTTCGCCGGCACGATGCCCAGCAACTGCGGGGGCACGCGGTGCGCGGCCAGCACATCGTCGCGCGTCGTGTTCTTGATGCCGAGGAATTCGTCCTTCGCCGCGACTTCGGCGATCGGCAGCAGCTTGATGCCGGTGTCCTTGCCGTTCTGCGAATGCACGAAGAGGTTGCGAAAATTGCCCGGCCCCTTCGACTTCTTCAGCGCCTCACGCATGGCATCGACATCGCCATTGGCGAACTCACCGGTCGCATAGAGAATGTAGCCCGCATGGCTGCCGTTCTCGTAATAGCGGCGGCGGAACAGCGTGGCGTTCTCGTTGAGCAGGGCCGACTGCAGCGCGGAAAGATATTCCGGAAGACCATAGATCTCCTGATTGATGTCGGGCGCCATCAGCTGGTGGACTGTGCCGGCGTCGAATTCGGCCTCCTGCCCGTATCCCGGCACCCACCAGAAATGCCCCGCCTCCACTCCGCGCCGCGTATACTTGGCCAGGCAATGCTCGAGCGCCATCACCCCGCCCAGACGGTTGCGCACTTCGCGCACATAGGCATTGCCCAGGACGAGATAGTCCTGAACCAGGCCGGCGAAGGCGCGCCGGCTCAGCTGCGGCGTAGGCTCGAAACTGGCGGCCAGCATGTTACGCTTCAGGATGATCGCGCTCGAATGGTGCGGCGATGCGCGGAAAGCGCGGGCGAGACCGTCCAATGAGACCGGCGGCTCGTACCAGCGCCGGTTGTGCCAGCATTCCAGCATGTCCAGCATCGTCGCCCGGTTCAGCACCGGCTCCGGATCGCCGAAGGTGAACGCCTCGATCGTCCGCCCGCCATCTCCGGCTGAAGCGGTCAGCGCGCCCCTTGATGCCTCGGCGGCCACCCGGCGGTTCAGTCTGCGCGCGCGCTTTGCCATCAGATAATCTCCATCGTGCCCTTGGGCGTTTCTTTGCCGTCGAGCGGCTCGTTCATGAGGATGTGCATGGTCGCCCAGGCGAGATCGGCATGGCCGTCATCGCCGCCGCGCCCGGCCTTGAAGGTCATGTTGCGGCCGCTCGCTGTCAGCGTCTTCTTGATCGAGACGAAGGCCGAGACGATGTCGAGATAGGAAACATCGAACGCCAGGCGGCCACGGCGAACCACGTTCTGCGCCTTCATGATCATGTGCGTCTTGAGTTCGAGCGAGTATTCGATCTTGGCCACCGAACAGCCGGGCATCGCACCGGGCTTGGCAAGCAGCTGATAGACGCCAGCGCCCACGCCCTTGGCATCGATGCCCAGATAGGTGCAGGTGTAGCGTGACAGGATCGCCTTGATGAACTCGGCCTGCTGTTCGAAATCGAGCCCGCGCAGCTGGTGGCGCTCCAGAATGCGGAACTGCCCGCCTTCGGTCAGCGGCGGCGCGGCGATCACCAGCGCGGCATTGTCGCCGGTCTCGCTTTCCTGCGGATCATAGCCGGCCCAGACCGAACGATGGCCATAGGGCCGCTCGGCCTCAAGGTTGAAATCGGTCCAATCGATTAGGCTGTCACAACCGCAGGCGATCATGTCGTTGAACTTGAAGGCGGACAGGGTGTCGTCGACGAACTCGCACAGGAACAGGTTGGCGAATTCGTCTGGAGCGTATTCGTCGCGCAGTTCGTCGATGTCGAACAGGTCGCAGCCGCCCGCCTCGGCATCCTCGATGTTGACGATGTGGCGCCAGATCCGGTCAGGGCCGGTGCTGCCCGCCGCCAACGCCGCGTGGCTGACATCGATCGAGACGCGGTCTTCCTTCTTGCGCCGGCGATTGCGGCGCTCGCCGGTCCAATAGGGATAGGCCGGGTGCGCGACGCTCGATGGCGTAGAGAAGTAGGTTTTGCGCCACTTCTTGTGGGTCGCCATGCCTGAGGCGACTTTGTTCAGTTCCTCGAATGAGTGGACCCAGAAGAATTCGTCGAAGTAGAAATTGCCGTGGCGGCCCTGCGCGGTGCGGAAATTGGTGCCGAGAAAATGCATCTCGGCCGCCGCTTCCTCCTCGGGGCGCAGGTCCGATGTAATCAGCATCGGGTCGCCCGTCAGCGAAACGCCGACCAGCTTGGCGAAACTGACGATGTAGGAGCGAAACTGATGCGCCTGCGCCTTCGAGGCGGACAGGAATATCTGGTTGCGGCCCGTCTCGATCGCATCGATCAACGCTTCGAATGCGAAGTAGTACGTCGCGCCGATCTGGCGCGACTTCAGGATCATGCGCGTGCGCTGGCTGAGCGCGTTCCACCATGTCAGCTGGTAGTCGTACAGGCCGTCAAGGAAGATCCGCTTGAGTTCGGCCGCCTGCTCGGCGGTGAAATGGTTCTTCTTCGCCTTCTTGCGCGGGCCGGCATTGCGATTGCCGACCTTGGGATTGATGTCGCCGGCATGCCCGCCCGGCTCCTCGTAGCGCCGCACGCGCGCGAGGCTCTCGATCTGGCGCGACAGCGCGTCCATCTCGACAAGGTCGGCGCTGGTCTTCTTCTCCTTCGCGATCAGTGTCAGCAGGCGGATCTCGAGGCCGTCCTCGATCTTGCGGATCGATGGCGCGTCATCCCAGCGGTCGCGCTGTTTCCACGCCTCGATCGTCCCGCGCGGGATCGGCGTACCCTTGTCGCTGACGACGCCGAACAGTTCGAATTCCTGCGCGATCTGCGACACGCCCCACCCGCGCCAGTACAGGCTGCGCGCATGGCGGCGCGGATCGAACTGCCAGCTGGCGGATGGCGCGCCGGGGAGAGGGTGAGACTGGACTGGCATCGCGGCGACCATGCCGCGCGGATCATGCCTCTTTCACCGTGGTCCATTTGGCTGGGGGCCTGACCAAATGCGTCCGCTTGAGATGATCGACGCAAGTGCCCTTTCTGGCTTCGCACAGCGCACCGCCCAACCCTTTCCAGCCACGCTGCCCAGCAACGCAAGAGACCGGAACCGACCATGGCCAAGACGAAATTCTTCCGCATCGCCGTAGAAGGCGCCACCGTCGATGGACGCGTCATCGAACGCGAATGGCTGGAGCAGATGGCCGCCAGCTATGATCCGGCTACCTACACTGCCCGCATCAACTGCGAGCACATTGCCGGCTACAGCCCCGACAAGCCCTTCAATGCCTACGGATCGGTGCTCTCGCTGAAAACCGAGGAAGTCGAACTTACCATCAACGGCGAGAAGAAGAAGCTGCTCGGCCTCTATGCCGAGATCGACGCCAACGACAATCTGATCGCCATCAACAAGGCGGACCAGAAGCTTTTCACCAGCTGCGAGATCCATCCCGACTTCGCAGGTGAAGGCAAAGCCTATCTCGTTGGCCTGGCCGTCACCGACATGCCGGCATCACTCGGCACCGAACCGCTCAAGTTCGCCGCGCTGTCGCGACCCAACGTGTTCTCGGCAGCGCATGAAACGCAGATCGAAGTTCTGTCGCAGCCTCTCGACAGCGATGCGATCGGGCAAAGCATCGGCCGCTCGATCCTCGATTTCTTCAAGAAGAAGGATGAGCCGGTAACGCCGTCCACCCCGCCGGCACCTGCGAACGACAACACGTTCGATCCGCAGGCATTCGCCGCGATGTTTGCCTCAAGCGTAGCCGATCAGATCGCCGCAGCGACCAAGCCGGCGAACGATGCCGTGGCCGCCCTCACCGCCCAGCTGGAGATGCTGCAGGGCAAGCTGGAAGCAACCCCGGAACCGCAGACCTTCAAGCGCACGCTGGCCACTGGCGGCAGCGGAGCGGTCGTCACCGACTGCTGAGTGTCGTCCCCACTATCCCGAAACTGACTGCCCCCGCCCTACGCCCCTCAGGAGCCCACGCCCATGCGTAATGAAACCCGCCTCCTCTTCAACGCCTACGTCAGCCAGATCGCGCTGCTGAACGGCGTTGCCAGTGCCGCCGTCAAATTCAGCGTCGCGCCCAACGTCGAGCAGAAGCTGGAAGAGAAGATCCAGGAGTCGAGCGACTTCCTGCAGCTGGTCAATGTCGTGGGCGTGCCCGCGCAGCAGGGCCAGAAGGTGGGCGTCACCGTCACCCGCCCGCTGGCGAGCCGCACCAACACCAACGCCGGCAATCGCCGCACGCCCGGCGATCCGACCGACACCACGGACGATGGCGGTTACTACTGCCGCCAGACCAACTACGATCACGCGATCAAGTACGCGAAGCTGGACGCCTGGCGCCACAAGCCCGAATTCCAGACGCTGCTGCGCGACGTCATCCTGAAGCAGCAGGGCCGCGACCGGATCATGATCGGCTTCAACGGCACGTCCGTTGCCGCGACTACAGATCGCGGCGCCAACCCGCTCCTGCAGGACGTCAACGAGGGCTGGCTGCACAAGATCCGCGCGCACGCGCCTGACCGCGTGCTGGACGGCGGCGAACTGGCTGCAGACAAGATCTACGTCGCCGCTGGCGTCGAAGTCGTGGACGGCGATGCCACCAATCTCGACACCGCCGAGGCGGATTACGCCAACCTCGATGCGCTGGCCTTCGATGCCCTCGATCTGCTCGATCCCTGGCACCGCAGCGACACCGATCTTGTCGTCATCGTCGGTTGGAAGCTGGTCAAGGACAAGTACCTCAATCTGCTGCAGGCCGCTGGCGACACCGCGACCGAACGCGAGGCCGCGCACCGCATCCTCACGTTGCCCAAGCAGCTGGCCGGCAAGCGCGCTGTCATCGTGCCTTTCTTCCCGGAAGATGCGCTGCTGGTGACCAGCCTCGATAACCTGTCGATCTACTGGCAGGAGGAAACGCGCCGCCGCCTCATCAAGGATGAGCCCGCGCTCGATCAGATCGAGAACTACGAGTCCGTGAACGAGGACTATGTGGTCGAGGATTATGGCCGCGCCGCGCTGATCGAGAATGTCGTCATGGGCAAGAAGCCGGCGGCGTAAGCCCCGCTCGCGCCTTCCCGCAAACCGGCCCCTCCGCAGGATACTCCGCCATGAGCCTCGCTCGTCGTAAGCGTGATCGCATTCTCGCTGCCCAGACAGTCACCGCAGCGGCTGCACCTGTGAAGGGGGCGGCCGTCGCCCCCGCTGCTGTAATCTCCCCAAAAATCGGGCCCTCACCAGCGGGGGCGGCCAACGCTTCCCCGGCAGACCGCGCCGCCGCCCAGATCGGCCTTCGCCTGACGCATGACCTGCGCCGGCTGAAGGAGATCAAGTCGATCGACCTCAAGATCGCCGCCAAGCGCGAGATGATCCCGCACTACCGCGACTGGATCGCCGGACTGATCGCCGCCGATGCCGGTGTCGGCACCGGAACCGCTGCCGAAGTGCTGCCCACTTGCATGGTCTGGATGATCGATGTCGGTGAGTACGAAGGCGCCGTCGATCTTGCCGAATTCGTCCTGCGCCACGGCGTTCCGATGCCTGCCCGCTACCAGCGCGATGCCGTCACCGTCGTCGTCGAGGAGATCGCCGAAGCCGCGCTCAAGCTGCAGGCGGCCGGCGAAACCTTCCCGCTCTCCGTTCTCGATAGCGTGGAGATCCTCACCATCGGTCAGGACATGCACGACCAGGTGCGCGCCAAGCTGCTCAAGGCGATCGGCGTCGAGCAGCTGCGCGAAGCCGAGGATGCCGAGGCCGCAGCCAGCCTCCCGCGCCTGACCGCTGCCCTCGACGCCATGCGCGAGGCCCAGCGCCTCCATGACCGCATCGGCGTTAAGGACCGGATCAAACGGGCCGAAAAGCTGCTTAGGGCCGTCGCGCCCGAACCAGAAACGAACACCGAACCTGGCGGCGCTTCCGCCGCATGACAAGCTCGCCCCCGGCGCTCGGGGGCGGATCGCGCGAGGCGGGAGGTTTTCGAACCGAAGGGCCGTCCTCTGACCCGGTCCCCACCCCCGTTAGCTCCGCAAACGTGGCTGACGGCGAACCATGAGAGTGCCGCAAGTGACCTTCGTTGCCCGCCCCCCGCAATCGCAGATCGAGCAGGAGCCGCCAGGCGAAGCCGCCATCGTCAACGACGGCTTCTTTCCGGACATCGATCCCGCAGAGATCCGCGAAGCCGCGCGCATCCCGAGCAGCATCACGCCGGCCCGCCTGCGCGCCGCGATCCTTGGCGCGATCATGACCGTGGAGATCGACCTGCGCGCCTGGGCGGCCGACCGCATCGCCGAGGGCCATGCCGCGCTCGCCGATTTGGCGGCGCCGCAGCTGGACGGGCAAAGTGTCCAGACCATCCGCTACAACCGCGCGGTCGCGCTGCTTGCCAAGGCCGAACTGATCGAGCGGCACCGCGATTTCGATACCACCGCTGCCGGCGCGGCGCAGGCCGACGAACTCGAGCCCTCGATCGGCGAATTGCGCCGCGATGCGATGCATGCCGTGCGCGACATGCTCGGCGCCACGCGCACCGTCGTGGATCTGATCTGATGGCGGCCGGGCAGCGCCTCACCGCGCGTTCGGGCGACAAGCTCGACTTGCTGCTGTTCCGCGAGGCCGGCCTCGGCCCGTCCGAACTGACCCGCGTCCTCGATGCCAATCCGGGCCTTGCCGATCTTGGCCCGATCCTTCCGCTGGGCACGGTCGTGATCGTGCCTGCCACCGCAGAGGCCAGCACGCCGCGTGTGCGCACCCTCATCCAGCTCTGGGACTGACGCCATGGATCTTCGCACCTTCCTGCCCTCGCTTGCCGACGTCATCGGTTCGCTTTCGCCGTCTCTGATCGGCTCGGCCGTCGCCCAGGCATGGAAGCCCGGCCTGTCGTGGCGGCAGCGCTTCGTGCAGTGGATCGTCGGCTCCACCGTCAGCTTCTACGTCACCCGCGTCATCATCGAAGTAACCGGATGGAGCGACTTCGTCGCGCAGTCGATCGCCTTCGGGATCGCCTTGCTGGCCTTCGACGCCACGCCCCGCATCGCCAGGGCGGCGACCGACGCGCTCGCCAGCCTTCCCGGCCGCCTGGCCGACCGCTTTTTGCCAGGAAAGGACTGAACCTCATGACTGCCCGCAAGATCGGCACTGCCGGACTCGCCCTCGTAAAGTGCTTCGAAGGTCGCAAACTGCGCGCCTACCGCTGCCCGGCTGGCGTCTGGACGGTCGGCTATGGATCGACCGGCCCGCACGTAAAGCCTGGCATGGTCATCACCGAACAGCGCGCCGAAGCGCTTTTACATGAGGATCTGTCCCGGTTCGAAGCCGCGGTCGATCGGGCCGCGCCCGGCGCCACGCAAAACCAGTTCGATGCCATGGTCTCGCTGGCCTTCAACATCGGGATTGACGCGTTCAACCGCTCCACGGTGCTGCGCAAGCATAAGGCAAAAGACTTCGAGGGCGCCAGCGCGGCCTTCGCCATGTGGAACAAGGCAGGGGGCAAAGTGGTCGCCGGTCTGGTACGTCGACGCGCTGCCGAAGCCGATCTTTACGCCGCATGATCGGCGCCTTGCACCTTGCCATGGCAGGCGCGTTGGCGGCGTGCGTCGCCGGCATCGGCGGCTTCTTCTATGGCACCCGCGTCGGCGCCGCGCAGGAGCAGTCCGCGCGGAAGCGCGCCGACGATGCCGCCGAAGCGGTACGGATGGAGCTTCAGGCGAAGATCGACGCCTCGTCCGAGCGCGCGCAGGCCGTCGAATATGCCCGCCAGTCCAGCGTCAGGGAAATCTACCATGAAAGCCAGAAGATCATTGAGCGGCCTGTGTATCGCAATGTCTGCACTGACGCTGATGGTGTCCGCCTGCTCGACCGTGCCGCCGCCGCCGCCAACGGCGCGAGTTTCGCCGAACCTTCTGGCCCCGCCGCCGCAGCTTCCCAGCGTCCGCAGGAATGACGCGGGCGAGATGACGGGCCGGGACGTGATGTTCAGCCTTTCGGCGCTCTACGATGTGGCTGGCCAGATCCGCGCCGCCTTCATCGAACTTCAGGCCGAGGTCCGCACCATGATGGAGGCATCCGATGCGCAAGGCCGATAGCCTCCGGCGCTGGCTCACCGCCTTCCTGCCCGACTTGAGGACGCATCCCGACCGGTTGCAGGTCTACCTCGAAGGCGGCGAGGTGAGGGCGCGCCGCTCTGCCACCCTGTCGTTCTCCTACGCCTACACGGTGAAAGCGCTCATCACCGATTTTGCGGGCGATGCCGATACGATCATGGTCTCGGTCCTGGCATGGATCGAGAAGGAGCAGCCGCAGCTGCTGCAGGCGAGCGACGACAAGCCCTTCGGTTTCGAGGCCGAACTGCTCGACAGCGAGACCTACGACATCGAACTGTCGATCGACCTGAGCGAACCGGTGCTGGTCATCCCGCGCGGCGATGGCAGCGGTTACGATGTCAGCCACCCGCAGGAGCAAGCCTTCCCGCCGCTGTTCGAAGGGGTAACGGCGTCGTTCCTGCAGGGCTTCGGCGATGTCGAAACGCTCGCGCAGACCGCAGATCCCGATGCCGTGCTGACGCCGGCCGTGCCGCCGGACGCGTGATCGCCGTATGACTGACGATCTTGCCGAAATTGAACGCCTCGCGGGCGTGCTCCTGCGCAGCCTGTCATCGGGCCAGCGGCGCGGCATTCTGCGCAAGATGGCCCGCGAACTGGCGATCGGCCAGCGCGAGCGCATTACCGCGCAGCGCCAGCCTGATGGCAGCGCATTTGAGGCGCGCAAGGCAAAGCAGCCGGTCGTGTCCGGTCGGGGCACGGCTTGTTTCCTCTACCCATCGGGAGGCAGCGGCCCGCCGCGCCGGGTCATCATGAAAAGCTTCACGTGGGGAACCGGGCGGATGATGACCGGCTTCGACATCGATGCCGGCGCCATCCGCTCCTTCGAATTCGAAAAGATCGTCAAATGGCTTCCGGTCCCGGAGGAACATCGCAACAAGGGTGGCGGCAAGCTGCGCCGCCGGGGCGGCCTGCGCCGGCGCAACATGTTCCGCCGTCTCGCCAGCGCGAAATTCCTGAAGGTGAAAACCGACGATCAGGGCTTCTGGGTCGGCTTCTCCGGCAAAGTCTCGCAAATCGCCAGCGTCCACCAACAAGGCCTGCGCGACAAGCCGTCAATCAGGGCCAAGGCCGTGCCCTATCCCCGCCGCGAGCTTCTCGGCGCGACCGAGCGAGACCGCGCTCACATGCTCGATGCGCTCTACGCCCATCTGGCGGCCAGCTAGGCCCGCTTCGCCACCCAGTCCTTCAGCGCATCGTTGATCCGCGATTGCCAGCCCGGCCCTCCGGCGCGGAAGTGTTCGACCACGTCCGGCGACAGCCGGATAGTCGTGCTGATCTTCTTCGGGGCCTTTTGCGGGCCTCGGATCTTCATCTTGCTGGCCAGATCCGGAAACGCCTGCGCGAACGGAATGGCTTTCGCGAAATCATCCTTGGTCCATTCGGGATTGTCACTCACCGCATCCATGTCCGCCTGGGTATACTTCGCCTTGGTCATGTCAGCATGCTCCTTTCCTTGCGGCTCGCGGGACGGGCTGAAATAAGGGAAATTCCTTCGGTCCCGAGTAGTGCGAATATCACGGCGATTACCCCGTTCATGCGGCCGATGGCAGCAAAGCGCCCGTCCTTTGCATCGCGGATCACTGCCGAAGCGAAGAACTCTTCGCCGATGTCTGCGAAATCGATGCCATGCTTGGCGATGTTCGCGGCCCGCTTCGTTTCGTCCCATACGATCTGCATGGCCGTATGTAGTAACATTCAGCCTTCTTTGCAATCAGAATGTTACTACAATTTATATCTAGCCCGGCTGCTCGAAAATCTGGATATCGAAGGCCTGCTCCAGGGCATTTGTTCAGCCGCCCATCCAAATGCCCTCGCTCGCCATCGACGAACGCCTGTTCCTACACCCACGCTGTCACAGGCAGGAGCAACGCATGGCCCAGAATTTCCCCGACTTTCGTGGCACCCGTGAATGGCAGGATATCACCGCCCTGCCGGGCTACGGCGCACTTGTCGGCAAAAGGGTGGTGATCCAAGCAAAGAGCGGCACTTACAACGCCGTCTGGTTTGGCAGTGTTGCCCCGCCTGAAGCTTCGAGCGGAATTCCCGCGCCTGCACATCGGGATGTCAGTGGATCGGGTGATCATATCTGGGTCAGAGGCGATACTCGGTTTGCCATTCTCCTCGAGGAATTCGCAGATGGCATTGCCCATCCTGCCTTGCCGTTCGACACGACCGGACTGGCCAGTCCTCATCGCGGCACGGTGCTCTACGACCACAATTTCATGGATCGCATCGCCCGCGAGCATACGTTCACGCATCTTTTTACGCCCGGCGAGGCCAATAAGAGCGGCTCTACCCAATGGATTGATCGGGGAGGGGTCGGACGGGTCGCGACGATGATCGAGAAAAACGCAGCCGGCAAGGAGGCTATGGGTATCGCTCGCCTGAGCCAGTATTACGGCGACGGGGTCTACCTGTACGAAGGCATCCATTCGATCGAGGTCCAGTGCCTCAATCGCACATATCCGCGTTGGTATGATATCGGGATTGATCACGCCAACTTCGATGGCAGCAAACGCTGCTTCCTCCGTCTGCGTTATCTCAATTATGATGAACTCGCCGGCGGCTATGCACGGCGCTGGCAGCTGTTGATGGGGAACGACCCGAACATGGACGCCCGCAATCTCGGTACTGGCGAGAGCATCTGGCTGGAAAACGAGAATAAGGCTCTGCCGATCAAGATCGACCTGATGTTTGACACGCGAGAGGAGCGGTATCTCGGTGTCCGCATCGGCAACCGGCCTGATCTGGCGCTCGGCACCCTTGCGCCAAATCCGAATGATGACCTGCGCAATCTCGGCCCCGTATACAGCCATGCGCTGACCTCATTCCACGAGGGCTTCAACCTGTGTCAGTCCGTCGTTAATCGCACCACAGGCTCTAACTCGTGCGGGCAGATCAACTGCCACGCTGCACGCCTGACCTATCTCGGAAAGATCTACTGATGGCACGCGCAGTCAACTTCTCGGGTGTGGAAGCGCGGCCTACTAGCGAATTTCTTTCGCCGGTAGTCGAAGCCAATCCCGGCGATATCGTGCGTTTCGATTTCATGGTCGAGGCACTGCTGGGCGCCCCCACGGCGGCATCGCTCGCCTTCAAATTTCAGGTGAGGCCGCTGGTAATGAATGGCGGAAATCTAAACATCAACTCCGAGAGCGAAGGCGTTCGCCGCCCGTGGGTGGATGTGCTCGCCGCCGGCCCGCTCGGAGTGTTGCTGGTGAATGGGGACTGGCCCGCGACCGGGCTGGATCAGGCCTATCCGCGTACGCTCTACCCGAACACCGCAACATCCGACACGACGAGCTTCTATTGCGTGTCGCGTGCGATCCGCGTCGGGCCGCTCTTCTGCCAGGTCCGCGCCGTGACGGTCAGCACATTCACAGGGGGCAACACGCCGAAGTGGGTGCTCACCGGAATGGCCGGCATCGAGCGTGCCGGCTGACACTTCTCCAGGCTCAACCGAACGTTCCGGCGGACCTATTCAGCACAGGCTATCTCCAGAAACCACCTGCAGTATTTCGCAACTAGCAAATACGTGTTGGCTCGAACATTTTAAGCACAGTCTCGATCTTAGTGTGAGTGTCGCCGGCAAGTTCCAGAAAAACGCGGCGGCCGTCCTTTGGGTCTGGCCTTCGCACAAGCAAGCCTCGGTCACATAGTAGGACTATCCAGCGCAAAGCTGTGCTCGCTGGCGCGCATGATGCGATACACGCGCTGGTCACCGATACGCGGCGGTTTAGGTGATGCGAGATATACAGATCGAGGAGTATGTCCCAAGATGGATCTGCAAAAAGGCCCGGACCAAGTATCGTCTCCCGACGCCGGCGAAATCCGTAGATCCGCTCGGCTAGGGCGTGATGATGAGCAGTCAACTGCTTCCCATGGTTCGTGTCTGCTCGTTCGACAGGGTGCTCGCCGATGACGTGCAGGTGTATCTGCTCGATCATTGATCGAACAACTTTCAAGTCGTCGCTCATGTGCCCTCCTGATGGCACCATGAGCTCCCGCTTTAGTCGATTCTCAAAATTAAATTATTGTAATGCAATTTCTCTTTTTATCTCTTGATAAAATAGCAGTCGTTAATCAAACGGATCTTTACTAAGATCGTCAATTAGTTGCAATAGGTCTGCCATGTCGCCCTCTTCAAATGAGGGGTATGGTTCACTTTTCCAATTCGATAATATGCCCGTATTTGCAGTAAACCGGTGGGAGGCTTGTGCGCTCAGGTTTTTAGCGGTCGCAGCATCGGGACCGGCGAAAAAAGACAGCACAAGTTTAGGCGAACAGCCATTCTCGTAGGCAACTATCACGCACAAATATCGATCTTCCAGCCGACCCATCCTCACCAACTTAGCGGCTGTCAGTTAATGCAAGCTTGCTTAGCATTGATACGTTATGGATGATCTTTTTTGGTCCGTAGAGTGAGTATTTCCACTGGGGGATGTCCCGTAGTGCGGCATGCGGTAGGGCTAGATTGATGGACTTGCTCATCCAGCCTTTCCGCTAAGGCCTGAACCTACCGTTGACTGTCCTGAGGATCATTTGGACAGCCGCCCGTCCAAATGCGCCCCATAGCCACGACATGCCCAACCCAGCGACATGGGCCGCATGGCCGATGCTACCTTCACTGCTGTCGATCTGTCACGCCTGCCTGCGCCCGATGCGATCGAGGATCTCGATTTCGAGACGATCCTCGCTGACGCGGTCGCGCGCATGCAGGCCCAGATGCCGGATTTCGTCACGCGGGACAGCGATCCGGCGACCAAGCTGCTGCAGGTCTTCGCCTACTTCGCGCAGCTGCTGCGCCAGCGCGTCAACGACGCCGTGCGCGCCGTCATGCCCGCCTATGCCGTCGGCGCGGACCTCGACAACATCGCGGCCCTGTTCGGCATAACCCGTTTCAACATCACACCCGCTGACGACGTCCTGGGCATTCCCGCCGTCATGGAAAGCGACGCGGATTTCCGCCGCCGCATGGTGCTGGCACCGGAAGGCTATTCCGTCGCCGGGCCGGAGGGCGCCTATATCTTCCATGCCCTGTCGGCCGATGCCGACGTGCTCGATGCCAGCGCCATCAGTCCTGCTGCCGGGGAAGTCCTGGTCTCGGTCCTGTCGCGCACCGGCACCGGTGCGGCATCGCCCACGCTGATCGACGCGGTCGGCGCTTATGTCTCGGCTGAGACGCGCCGGCCGCTGACCGACTTCGTGACCGTCCAGTCGGCCGAGATCGTCGATTATGCGGTCGATGCCACGCTTACCACGTTCAGCGGCCCTGACGGCGGCGTCGTGCTTGCCGCCGCGCAGGCCAATCTCGATGCCTATGTCGCGGCGAGCCACCGGCTCGGCCGCGATGTGACACGCTCGGCCATCTTCGCCGCGCTCCACGTCGAAGGCGTGCAGAAAGTCGTGCTGGCTTCGCCCGCCGCTGACATCGTCATCTCGCGCACGCAGGCGCCGAACTGCACCGCCGTCGCCATCGCCTACGGCGGTACGGACGAATGACCTATCCGTCGATCCTGCCGCCGGGCTCTACCGCGCTGGAAAGGGCGCTCGAGCAGACCGCCGCCGGCCTCGTTGATGCTATTGCGGTCCCCATCCGATCGGTTTGGTCACCGAACCACTGTTCGATCGAATTGCTGCCGTGGCTGGCGTGGGGGCTCAGTCTCGACAACTGGTCGACTGATTGGTCTGATGCCGTCAAGCGGGAGCGGGTTCGGCAGGCAATATCCATTGCCCGCCGCAAGGGCACGGCGGAATCCGTTCGCTCGGTCGTTGCCAGCTTCGGCGGATCGGTCGCTATTCGTGAGTGGTGGCAAACCGAGCCGAAAGGCGAGCCGCACACCTTCAACCTCCTGCTCAATCTTGATCAGGCCAGCGCGCCCGCTTCAGCCATCTTCGTCGATCAGGTCATTGCCGAGGTCATGCGCGCCAAACCGGTGCGCAGCACCTTCACCTTCACGCAGGGCATCAACGCCTCGGCCCGCATGGGCCTGGCCGCTGCCGCTCGCCCTATCATTTACGCTCGCCTGTCCTGCACGGCGCCCGCTGCGATCTGACCGGAGAAAGTCATGGGTCTCATCCTCACCGTCACCAATGCGGGTCGCGCTGCACTTGTGAACGCTGCGAATACCGGAACGGCGCCGGTTACGATTGCGCAGGTTGGCCTTACCGACATTGCCGTCACGCCAGCTGCGACTACTACCTCTCTACCCGGTGAATTCAAACGCCTCGCCACGATGTCCGGCGATGTCGTCGCTGACGACACCATTCATGTGATCGTCCGCGATGAAGGTGCAGATGTCTTTACCGTGCGCAGTCTGGCGCTCTACCTTGACGATGGCACGCTTTTCGCGATCTACGGGCAGCCCGATGTGCTGCTCGAAAAGTCGGCACAGGCTCTCATGCTCCTCGCGATCGACGTGCAATTCGCCGATGTCGATGCCACCCTGCTAGCGTTCGGCGATGCAAACTTTCTCAACCCGCCAGCAACCACCGAGCGGCAAGGCGTCGTCGAACTGGCGACGGTGGCCGAAGCCCAGGCCGGCATTGACGCCCTGCGCGCACTGACGCCTGCCGGGGCTAAAGCCGCGATCATGGCTTGGCTTTTGTCGTTGGACGGCGCCGGCTCTGGCCTTGATGCGGACCTTCTGGATGGCCAGCACGGCAGCTACTACGCCAACATTCCTGCGCGCCTGGGCTATACGCCAATCAACAAGGGTGGCGATACCGTCACCGCCGCCATTTCCTACCAGGTTCCTGAAACGTCGAGCATTGCCGCGCGACCCAACGGCAACACACCCTTGGTGGCGATGGGTAACGGTATTGGCGGCCCGGCTGTTATGACGTTCCACCGTCCGGGATCATACGCGACGTTTTTTGGCATCGACACCGACAACCAACTGAAATTCGGCGGATGGTCGGCCGGCGCTGTGGCGAACGTCATTTGGCACACCGGCAACGATGGCGCCGGCAGTGGCCTGGACGCCGACTTGCTCGATGGGCAACAGGGAGGTTTCTACACCAATATTCCGGCACGGCTTGGCTATCAGCCCGTCCAGCAGGGCACCGGCGTTGGGCAGCTTAGCAATGTCGTCAAGATAGGTTGGGGCAGCAACAGCCGCGTTCGGGTTACGGTGGACTCCACTGACCAAGGTAATATCGTGTTCGATGCAAACTTGGCCGGTGGAGGCTTGGGCGTAAATGGCGCCTACGTCGCCCGCAACGGCAATCATTTGTTTGGTCCCGATAACGATGGCGCCGGATCGGGTTTGGATGCGGACTTGCTGGATGGCTTGCAGTCCACCCAGTTCATGCGCAACTTCACCAACAACTGGGTGCGTAGTGAAGAAGGTCGCGAGCGGTTTTTCTTCACCCCCAACGCGGACACTTACGCCCGCGTGTCGGGCGCTTTTCGCTGGCAGAACGGCAGTGATGCCAATGTCGGCTCGATCGACGAAAGCGGAAATCTGTGGCTTTCTGGCCAAGTCGATGCGCTTCGCGTCGTCACGCGCGCAAATGGCGATGGCATGGCGATCAAGGTTGGCGATGATGCGTGGATCGGTGATGTAAACTGGGTCAACGGCATTGGCATTCGCGGCCAGCAGGACAGCCGGGCCGGCTTTGTCACCTTTGGCACGTCAGGCCTGGGACTGGGATGTGACGCGGCTGATGCTACGCTTCGTTATGCCGGAAATCCCGTCTGGCACGCCGGAAACGACGGCGCAGGCAGCGGCCTGGACGCGGACACCGTGGATGGCTGGCAGCGTGACGATATCCGACACTGGAACAACTTGCTCGGAAAGCCCTTCAACTGGGCGGGGCAGGAAGGGCAGCCGCAATGGCTATGGGGCAGTAATGATGGCGGGCAGTACTACGTCTGGAACCCCTCCAATTTCAGCGTGAACTACGCGAATTCTGCCGGCTCCTCCAACTCGGCCAATTATGCAAATTCGGCCGGTAATGCCGACACGGTGGACGGCCTCCACGCTTCCGATTTGATGCCGACCGGGAATTTGTCTGCGGCAGGCTACACGCGCCTGCCCAACGGCCTGATCCTTCAGTGGGGGACCGTCAGTTGTTCGTCAAACTCCTACGGGTCCGTCACCTTCCCCATCATTTTTCCCAACGCCTGCGTCAACATCCAGTCCTGCGTAGCGACTGAAGTTGGAAACGGAGACGCGCAGGCAAACTGCCCGCTGCCGTACAGCACGACGAGGAGCGGGGCGAATTTCTGGAATGCCGCCCCTGCGGCGACCGCCTGGTGGTGGGCCATTGGTTACTAAGGGCAATTGAAATGACCATATTTTATAGTTCTTCGGCAGGTGGATTTCTGGACAGCGAAATCCACACAAGCATTCCCGATGATGCGGTTTCGCTGAGTGCGGAAAGTCACCTCGCTTTACTGGAAGCAGCGTTGGTCGGTTCGATAATCGTTCCCGGCGAAGGCGGTATGCCAATGGCTGTACCGGCGCCGCCTCCTGCAGAGGAGGAGATGTTCAGGCGGATGCGCGACCGGCGCAATCAACTGTTGCGCGCCTGCGACTGGACCCAGGTCGCGGACACAAAGCTGTCCCCCGAAACTCGCGATGCCTGGGCGACCTACCGCCAGAGCTTGCGCGATCTCCCCGAGGAGTTCGCAGACGATCCCGCTTCGGCTGTTTGGCCGGAACCACCCCAGAACTAAGGAACTGACCGCATGAAAACGAGCATCGGCAAGTATGACGCTTCGACGCGAACCGTCCCCGTGACCTTCAAGCATGTCGGCGTGGAACATTCCCGCACCGTCAATGCATGCCTTACCGAAACAGGCCAATATGATGCGAAGGCCACGGCGGCACGCGTGAAGGAAGTGGCGTCCGGCGTGGAACACAAGATTGGTCTTGGGGTCATCACTATGCCGATGCCCGAACGTGAAGTGCCCGTTGTGGCGGAAGCACCCGCAGAATAACCGCGGCACTTCACGCCGCGCCTACCCTCTTGTACGGCAAGGGGGCCTCAGATGTTCCCGCATCTTGAAAGCCAGCGAGCCTGCACTCGCACCTCAGGGCAGCACGCCTGTCCCATCAGATACCCTTGCCGCGTCTCAGGCGCGGTAAGGGCAATCTTGCAGGAAATCCTACATGTCTACCTCTTTTGTTCCCGTTCGCCCCGTCTCGCCTGTTGCCGGCTACATCGGCGGGAAGCGCAACCTTTCCAAGCGCATCTGCGCCATTATCGAGGCCACGCCGCACAGCAGCTATGCCGAACCTTTCGTCGGTATGGGCGGCATCTTCCTGCGTCGTAAAAGCCGCCCAAAGGCAGAGGCGATCAACGATATCTCGGGAGACGTCGTCACCCTTTTCCGCTGCCTTGCTGAGCACTATCCCTACCTTATCGACATGCTGCGCTTCCGCGTCGCGAGCCGCGCCGAGTTCGAACGGCTGCTCGCGCAGTCGCCCGACACGCTCACCGATCTGCAGCGCGCTGTGCGCTTCCTCTACGTTCAGCGCCTGGCATTCGGCGGCAAGGTTTCCGGACGCACCTATGGGGTGGACGCCTCATCGCCCGCGCGGTTCGATGTCGGCAAGCTGGAGCCGATGCTCGCGGATTTGCATGACCGTCTCCAGTCGGTGACGATCGAGCGCCTGCCATATGGCGATTTCATCCGCCGCTATGACAGGGAAGGCGCGCTGTTTTACCTCGATCCGCCTTATTGGGCTTGCGAGCGCGACTATGGTCCGGGCGTCTTTACCCGCGAAGACTTCGCCGCGCTCGTCCGCCATCTGGCCGGCATCAAGGGCAAGTTCCTGATGTCGCTCAACGATAACGAGGGCGTGCGCGAGACGTTCGCGGGCTTTGCCATCGCGTCGATCGATACGACCTACACATTAGGGCCGCAATCGAAGCAGGCGCGCGAAGTGCTGATCAGCAACTATCCCATCGCGGCTAATGACGATTAATATGATGCTGAAATGTTGCGGGGCGCCTCTTATTTGAAGCGCCCCGCAACGATCAAACCGGGAACGGCCCCTGCGCTGCTTGAACATCAGCATATTTCAAGCCGTTGATGATCTCTGAGATACGTCCTTGGTTCACACCAAAGAGTGCTGCTACCTGATGCTGGAAGAGCTTTTTCGTATAGATCAAGAACTTGATGTGAGCTGCCATCTCACGCGTAATTTTTGGCGATCTTGCTCGTTTCATTCGCTTGGTCCTCATGGCCAATGCGATGAAACCGGGTTGACTTCGACCTCCCTGGATGCAAGATTCAGGGCCTTGAAAATGACCTAGTCATCCGCGGTCTCATCGCGGTTATCCGAGCCGGAAGCGCGTCAACGCTTCCGGCTCTTTTTCGTTTATGACGCGAGTCGTTTACGAGCGCAATGCTGAATTTCCTCTACAAGGCGTTTCTGGCGCCCTTTTCCACGTTTATGGGCCCTGCCCTAGCTACGATCCGTTTAAACGCTGTAGGCGGTAATTCCGGGCAGAATTTGCGCTAATGAAGAGGCACCTATCGCTGAAGCAATCTAAGAGGTTGCTAAAAGGGTTAACGCCCCGCTTTGTTCATCTATTGATCCTGTCACGTTCTAGGCCGGTTCAAAACGTTCATTTGGTCAGCCCCCCATCCAAATAGACCCCCGCGAAAGCTGATCGAACCCGCGCCATGGTCGCCCCATGGCGCAAAATCTCGACCCCGAACAGATGACCGGCGACGTGCTGCGGCTCGGCAGGATCGCATCGGTCGATCATGCCAATGCCACGTGCACCGTCGAAAGCGGTGATATCGTCACTGGCGATGTGCCGTGGCTGGCCCCTCGCGCGGGTGCCTTGCGCGTCTGGTCCCCGCCCACGGTCGGCGAACAGTGCCTGCTCGTCTCGCCTGAAGGCGATGTCGAAAACGGCGTGGCTATCGTTGGTCTCTACTGCGATGCCTTCCCCGCCCCCTCCGACAATCCCGACATCATCCATCTCGAATTCGCGGACGGCGCGGTCATCATTTACGACCAGGCCGGACATGCATTGGCCGTCACGCTGCCGGCAGGCGGCACGGCACAGGTCAATGCGCCGGGCGGTACTGTGTGGAACGGTCCTGTCACTTTCAACGATAACGTCACCGTCAATGCTACGGTCACCGCCACCGAAGACGTCATCGGCGCCGGCAAGAGCCTGAAGGGCCACAAGCACTCCGGCGTTCAGGCGGGCGGCGCCCAGACCGGAGCGCCGGTGTGATGGCTGGCCCCAGCTGCACAGCAGCCTCCTCGTGGAAGGCGGAGCCTCGGCCATGACAGGAATGGCAAGACAGTCAGGCACGGCCCTCAATGGCATCGAGCATATCCGCCAGTCGGTCGCCGATATCCTCTCCACGCCGATGGGCACCCGCGTCGGCCGCCGCGAATACGGCTCGCTGCTGCCCGAACTGATCGACCAGCCCCTGACGGCAGCGAACATCCTGCGCCTCTACGCCGCGACTGCCGTCGCCGTGACCCGCTGGGAAGATCGCATCCGACTGCGCCGCGTCGGCATTGCCGCCGGCGAGCGCCCCGGCGCGGCCACCGTCGTCATCGACGCCCTGCGCACCGATACCCCGCGCGCCAATGCGCTCGTGCGTCTTTCCGTTCCTCTTTCCGCCTAAACTCCAGGAGCCGCTCATGCCCTTCAAACATGGTATCACCGTTACCGAAATCAGCACCGGCGCCCGGACGCTCGCTGCCGTCTCCACCGCCATCATCGGCCTTGTCGCCATAGCCGCCGATGCCGACGCCCCAACCTTTCCGCTCGATACGGCGGTACTGGTCACCGATGTCGAAGCGGCCATCGGCAACGCCGGCACGGACGGCACCCTCGCCCTTTCGCTGCGCGCCATCGCCGATCAGGCCCGCCCGCTCGTCGTGGTAGTCCGCGTGGCCGAAGGCGCCGATGATGCCGAAACCGCCAGCAACGTCATCGGCACCACGACTGCCGAAGGCCAGAAGACCGGCATGCAGGCATTGCTCGCCGCGCAAAGCCAGCTGGGCGTGAAGCCGAAGATCCTCGGAACGCCCGGCCTCGAGACGCAGGCCGTCACCGCCGCGCTTGCCGTGGTCGCGAAGAAGCTGCGCGGCTTCGCCTATGCCCGCGCCCTGGGCGATACCGTCGCCGACGCCGTGCTCTACCGCGCGAACTTCGCCGAGCGCGAACTGATGCTGCTGATGCCTGATTTCCTGATGTGGAATACCGAAACCAGCGCCAACGTCACCAGCTACGCCGCTGCCCGCGCCATGGGCCTGCGCGCGCTGATCGACGAACAGACCGGTCCGCACAAGACGCTCTCCAACGTCGCGGTCTCGGGCGTCGTCGGCCTGTCGAAGGACATCCACTGGGATATCGAGGATATGGCCAGCGAGGCGGGCGTGCTCAACGCCGGGCAGGTGACCGCACTCGTCCGCTCGGACAGCGGCTTCCGCTTCTGGGGCAACCGCACCTGCTCCGACGATCCGCTGTTTGAATTCGAAAGCACCGTGCGCGTGGCGCAGCTGCTCGCCGACACGGTCGCGCGCGGCATGGCCTGGGCGATCGACAAGCCGCTTACGCCCGGCCTCGCGCGCGACATCATCGAGACCGTCAACGGCTTCTTCCGCCAGTTGAAGGGCGAGGGCGTCATCCTCGGCGCCAACGCCTGGTTTGACGAGGCGAACAACTCCACGGCCAGCCTCAAGGCCGGAAAGCTGCGCATCGATTACGACTACACGGTGCCGCCGCCGCTCGAAGACCTCGGCTTCAATCAGCGCATCACCGACAGCTACTTCGCCGACTTCGCGGGCCAGCTGACCGAAACGGTCTGATCGCGCCCTCCCTCCACTCCCTCGATCACAGGAAACCGCCATGGGAAAAGTCCGCACCCTCAAGGACATGATGTTGTTTAACGAAGGCCTCGCCTACGTTGGCGACTGTAAGACCGTCTCGCTACCCACCCTCACACGCAAGACTGAAGACTTTCGCGGCGCCGGCATGAGCGGCACCGTCGCGATGGACATGGGCATGGAAGCGATGGAGCTGTCGTTCACCTGCTCGGCGCCGATGCGCGACGTGCTGCGCCAGTGGGGCACGCCTACGGTCGATGGCGTCTATCTGCGCTTTGTCGGCGCCTACCAGCAGGAAGACACCGGCGCCGTCGACCAGGTCGAAGTCATCGCGCGCGGCCGTCATACCGAACTCGAGATGGGTGATCAGGAGACCGGCGAGGTCAGCGAGTTCAAGGCCACCTTCGCCGTCGCCTACTACAAGCTCGTCTGGAACGGCCGCACCGAAATCGAGATCGACCCGCTCAATATGGTCGAGATCGTCGGCGGCGTCGATCGCCTGGCCGAGCGCCGCGCCGCCATCGGTCTGTTCTGATCCTCCGGCCCGGTGCCGAGCCGGGCCGTCCATTCTCATTCCTCAATCCGGAAACCCATCATGGCCGAACCCGCCGCAGAAATCCGCACCGTCCCGCTCGACACCCCGATCCAGCGCGGCGAACAGAAAGTCGACACCCTCCAGATCCGCAAGCCCAGTTCGGGCGAACTGCGCGGCCTTTCCCTGGTCGATCTCGGACAGCTCAAGGTCGACGCACTGACCAAGCTGCTCCCCCGCATTACCATGCCCCCGATCACTGCCGCCGAGGCTGCGAATATGGACCCGGCCGACCTGCTGGCTTGTGGCGCGGAGATCGGAAGTTTTTTGCTGCAGAAGGCGAAGCGTACGGATGCCCTCGATCGGTAGACGACGCGATGGCGGATGTGGCGGTCATCTTTCACTGGCCGCCCGCCGCGATGGACGGGATGGACCTGTCCGAACTCATGGGCTGGCGTGAACAAGCCGCCCGCCGCTCCCGATCGCCCGACACTCCACGGAAACGCTGATGGCTGACAGAAACCTTCGCCTGCAAGTCATCCTTGAAGGCCTCGACCGGGTTACCGCGCCGCTCAAGGCCATCGCCGGCGCGTCGTCTGCCGCCCGCCGCGATCTTGCGCAGACCCAGCAGCAGCTGAAGTCGCTGGACGAACTGCAGCAGCAGGTCGGCCGTTACAAAGCCGCAGAGGGGCGTTTCGCAGGCGATCTGCGTAAGCAGGAAGAGTTGCAGGACAAGCTTGCCGAACTGCGCCGGCAGCTGGAGGCGACCGAACAGCCGACGAAGAAGCTGCGCGACGAGTTCGAGAAGGTCGAACGGCAATCGGTTCAGATGGCGCAGAAGCTGGAAAGCGGCGGAGCCGAATTGCAGCAGCTGTCTTCGAAGCTGTCCGCTGCCGGCATCGATGTCGCTGAACTGGCGCGGCATGAGGACCGGCTTGCCGCGCAAACGCAGGATGCGACCGAAGCCCTGCGCCGGCAGACTGCCCAGTTGGAGAAAGTCGATCAGGCCCGCCGCAATTCCGAAAAGCTGAACGATGTCAGCGCCAAGGCCACCGGCATGGGCCTCGGTATGATCGCAGCCGGCACGGCGGCGGGCGCGCCGATCGTCATGGCGACGAAGCAGGCGATGACGCTGGAAAGCGCCATGGCCGATGTGCGCAAGGTGGTCGACTTTCCGACGCCGCAGGCCTTCTCCCAGATGTCGGATGACATTCTGGAAATGAGCACGCGCATCCCGATGTCGGCCGAGGGCATCGCCCAGATCGTAGCGGCGGCCGGCCGGGCCAACGTGCCGCGTCAGGAACTGCTGCGCTTTGCCGAGGATGCGGCGAAGATGGGCGTGGCTTTCGACAGCACGGCTGAGGAGGCGGGCGGTACGATGGCCAAATGGCGCACAGCCTTCGAACTGCCGCAGGAAGGCGTGGTCGCTCTCGCCGATCAGATCAACGCGCTGACCAACAGCTACGGCGGTAATGTCGGTGCGGTGACGGACATGGTCACCCGCATCGGCCCGCTGGGCAAGGTGGGCGGCCTTGCCGCCTCGCAGATCGCGGCGATGAGCCAGGTGCTCGCCAGCGTTGGCGTCGAATCCGAAGTCGGCGCTACCGGCATCAAAAACATGATGCTGGCGCTGACCAAGGGCGAAGCCGCCACAAAATCGCAGAGCAAGGCGTTCGAAGCGCTCGGCCTCGATGCCGTGCAGGTGGCGCGCGATATGCAGCGCGATGCCGGCGGCGCCATCATCGACGTCATGACGCGGCTGCAGAAGCTGCCGAAGGAAGCGCAGGCCGGCGCGCTGACCCAGCTTTTCGGCTCGGAAAGCGTCTCGGCCATCGCGCCGATGCTGACCAGCCTCGATCAGCTGCAGAAGAACTTCGCGCTGGTCGGCGACAAGGGCCAGTACGCCGGCTCGATGAATAAGGAATACCTGTCCGCCATCGCCACCAGCGAAGGCGCAACGGGCCTTGCCACCAATGCCCTGTCGGCGCTCAATATCACCATGGGCGAATTCCTGCTGCCCACGGTGGTCGCGGTCTCCGAAAAGATCTCGGCAGCCGCCAATGTCATGCGCCATTGGGCCAAGGAGCATCCGGCATTGGCCAAGGGCATCATGATGTTCATGACGATCGGCTCGGGCCTGCTGATCGTGCTTGGCGGTCTGGCTCTGGCGTTCGCTGCCCTTACCGCCGCAGCCGCCCCGCTGGGGATCGCTCTTGGCCCTTTGCTGCTGATCGTCGCTGCAATCGCTGCCGTCGCTGCTCTGGCCTACCTCATCTACGATAGCTGGGATGCGATCACGGACTTTTTCCGGGATATCTGGGAAAGCATCGTTGGCTTCTTTTCAGGCGGCATCGGCAGGCTCGCAGCAATCCTGCTCGACTTCTCGCCGATGGGGCTTCTGTACGGTGGTTTTGCGGCGCTGATGAATTGGCTGGGCGTTAAAATGCCGGCGCAGTTGTCCGATATCGGCGGCCACATGATGCAGGGCCTCATCAACGGCATCAGTGCAAAGCTCGGCGCCGTCAAATCCACCATCGTCAACGCCGCCAGTTCCATCACGACATGGTTCAAGGAAAAGCTGGGCATTCATTCGCCCTCGCGGGTGTTCGCCGGTCTTGGCGGCTTCGTAATGGCCGGACTGGACCAAGGGCTTGCAGCGAATACGGCGGCACCACTGCAGCGCATTACCGATCTGTCGGGTCGCATGACCCGTGCTCTTGCCGTGGGCGCGGTCGCGCCTGCCATGGCCCTTGGCGGGTCTGCCGGCGCGGCTGCTGCAAGCGGGCCACCGCTCGCCGCCGGCAATGCTGCCGGCGCAACCTACAACATCACGATCAAGGCTGAAGGCGGATCGCGCGCCCAGGACATTGGCGACGAGGTCCGCAAGGCGATCGAGGAGATTGAGCGGGAGCGGCGCGGTCGCGGCTTCGGCGATTATTGAGGAGGCACCCCCATGCACCTGATGGCCCTGGGCATGTTCCTGTTCCAGATCCCGACGCTCGCCTATGACGAGTTGCAGCGTAAGACCGATTGGCGCTTCGCCCGCTCGCCGCGCGTCGGTGCGCGCGATGCCGTCCAGTTCCTCGGCCCCGGCACCGAAACGATCAGCATGTCGGGCTCGGTCTATGCCGAAATCGCTGATGGCCGTGTGTCGATTGATCAGCTGCGCGAGATGGCGGATGAGGGCGAGGCCCTGCCGCTCGTCGACGGCAGCGGCACCGTCTACGGCAACTTCGTGATCGAGGCGATTGACGAACGCCACGCCGTCATGATGGCCGATGGCCGCCCGGCGCGGACCGATTTCGCCATCGATCTGCTGCGCGTTGATGATCCTTCTGCGTCTGCCAATGAGGAAACGGCGGCATGAAACAGGCGATCGTCAATGTCCCTGACTGGCGCGTCACGCTCGATGGCAAGGATCTTACCGATCGCATTCGCCCGCGCCTGGTCTCGCTCTCCATCTCCGAAAAGCGGGGCGATGAGGCCGATCAGCTGGACATCGTGCTGGATGATACGGACGGCCTGCTGGCGATCCCCAAGGAAGGGGCGCTGCTGCGCGTCCAGCTGGGCTGGAAGCAGGGCGCCGATGTCACGCCCGGCCTGATCGACAAGGGCAGTTACAAGGTGGACGATGTCACCCACAGCGGCCCGCCTGACCAGATCAGGATACGCGCCAGAGCCGCGGACTTCACCAGTGAGATCCGCAACAGGCGCGAACAGAGCTGGAGGGCTACCACGCTCGGCGCCGTGCTGCAGGATGTTGCCGGCCGCAATCGCCTCACGCTCAAGTGCGCGGCCGATCTCGCCGCAATCGCTCTGCCCTCGATCAGCCAGAGCCGCGAAAGCGACATCGCCTTCCTGCGCCGCCTGGGGCGCGAGAACGATGCCGTTGCCACTATCAAGGACAAGCACCTCATCTTCGCGCGCAAGGGGGCGGGCAAGACCACAGCTGGCAATGCGCTGCCCACGCTTACCCTGACTCGCCGCAGCGGCGACGGCCACAACTGGCAGCGCCAGAAGCGCGACGGGCAGGAAGGTGTCACCGCCAGCTGGCATGACCGCAAGGGCGCCAGGCGCAAGACCGTCACGGTGGGCGAGGCCGAGGGCGCGAAGAAGCTACGCAAGGTCTATCCGGATGAAGCCGCCGCCAAGCGCGCCGCCCTGGCCGAACGGGACCGCCTGAAGCGCGCGCCTGCCACGCTGGACCTGAAGCTCGCGCTCGGCCGCCCTGATGCCTACCCGGAATGCCGGGTAAAGGCGTCAGGATTCAAAGATGAGGTCGATGGGACTACTTGGCTGGTGTCCGAGGTCACACACCGCTTAGATAATGGCGGGGGGTATTTTACGGAATTAAAGCTGGAGACGCCGCCTTGATGATGCATGTCTTCGCGCCCAACTCTGACTGCAGAAAATGAGTGTAGACATTTTAACCGGGTCTGGGACAAACCCGACGTTCCCGCGCGACGGATTCAACGGCAGGTTGTTCGCCAAAACCCGATATTCAGCGAACGCTATCCCTTTGCCAGCGCCACCTTCCCCAAAGACGCGCCGCGCATTCTGACGGCCCGAAGCGCCTTTCGCTGATCATCCGTAAGCGTGTTAGCCGGCTCGCGATCCGCCGGGTTGCCGGCAAACATATCCGCATCCAACGTCCACCCCATTTGGTCGGCGAGGCATTCGGCGAAGGCCCGCGCCATCGGAGGAGGCACGGCGTTGCCGACTTGCCGATATTGCTGCAACCGAGGGATACGGTCGGGCCACAGGAAGTCGTCCGAGAAACCTTGCAATCGTGCGCTTTCCCGTACGGTAATCACACGATGATATTTGTAATGCACCGGCCGCAATGGGCTGAAATTGCCCGATCCCGCGCGCAGCGTGTACGATGGGCGTTCGGGGTGCAGCCGATCATGGAATGATCCACGCTCGCGCTTCCCCGGCTCCAATTTCCTTAGGCGTGCGATCATGTCCGCAGAATGGGCGGTCGGTTCGTGATTAAAGATGCCGGTTTCGCCAAACTCGCCCGCGTCTGGTAGATCATCGATCGCGACCGCCGAAGATATGTAAGGCTGTTCGGCCGTACCGTGCGTCGGCGACGGGAAGCGAACGGCCTTCTTCCCCTTCAATCCAAGTATGACGAGCCGCTTGCGGTTTTGCGGCACGCCAAAATCGGCTGCGGACACTACTGTATGATCGATGGCATAACCTAGCGTGCGAAGCTCTATTTTTACGCCGTCCAGAAACTCGCCGTTATCGATCGATGCGAGGTTCGGGACGTTTTCGAGCATGAAAGCGGACGGCTTCAACTCGTCCACGATGCGAATGAAATGTCCGATTAGGTCGGCTCGAATGTCGCGCTTGCCCTGCCGCTTCCCCGCGATGGAGAACGGCTGACATGGCGGGCCGCCGATTACAAAATCGGCGCGCTTGATCCCGGCTCGCTTCAACAACTCTACACCGGACGCGACCTTAAGGTCCGTCACGAAACCCCGGCTTCCGCGATATTCGTGATTGTAGTTGTACGCGTCCGCGGCGCGCGCATCAATTTCGAAGCCGGCGGCGACGTTAAGCCCCGCGTCGAGATAGCCGGTCGATAGTCCGCCGCAGCCGGCGAACAGTTCAATCCCTATGGGCAGCTTCGTTGTCATTGCTTGGGCACATTCGTTGTGCGGATCATAGCGATTTGAGCCTCCGACGTGTTTATGACGTAGCTGGCGGAATGGATTATCCGAAGGTCGCCTGGGCGGGCCGCGATGTTGAACTCCATGATATGAACGGCCGATTGGTAATCGACTTTCAACGCCAGCGGCCGGACCTTCAGACCGGGAAAATAGTGCGCCGCGTACTGTATCATGTTGAAAATCTGGACGCGGTTCAGTTCGTCCGAAACGGCCTTAGCCTCGATCGGAAAGATTACCGGTACGTCGTCGTCGCCGGACGCAATCCCTACGTCGATCGCGTCGAGTTCCGCTTGGCCGATCCCTGGTACGCTCTTTCGGACATGCGAGCGCAGCCGATAAATCTTCATGCCGGTGAAGTGATCGAGAAGCTGACAATAGCCGACGACGGACAATAAGGCCTGTTCGTCCATTTCGGCGATCGTTTCCGGCAAGAGCCGACGCACGGGCATGGGCGTTTGGTCGATCGCTGGCGTAAGCTCGCGAACCGGCACTTCCATGATGCCGCTCGATGCCTTTTCGAACTGATACAGTCCGCGTCCGATAGCCCGTAGAACGTGAAAGCCCTTCGATAGAATCTCGTCAGGCAGCACCGTGCGCGACCGCATACGATAGATCACGTCGGCAGCGTTGCGAGCCGATATGGCGTCGGGGTTGTCGGATACAGCCCGTACAGCCTCCACAGCCGTACGCACATCGTCAAGCGAGAAAACAACGGTTGCCGCACCCGGCCGCCAACGATCCTGAAACAGTTTCAGAATGACAGGGACGTATACCTTCGAATTTTTGCCGTGGCTTTGAAGGCTTTTGCCTTTGGGTTTCGCGACGGCTGGCGTAACCGAATCGGCCTTAACGGCGCGGCGGCGCTTCGGCGCAGTCGCATCAAGGTCCATTTCGTCAGTCATTAGCCTCTATAACACACATAGAACAAAAATAGAACAGTTGGCGTCATATCATTTTCGCACAGGAATCAGAACGCCGCCCGGGCGTCAATGCCTAGCTGATTTTCGTTGTTGGCCAAAGTGGGCTCCGGCTCTTTCGTTCGACGCTTTTGCCTGCGAAATAAGTGGGTTATGGGAATATCTAACGGAGCGGGAGGAAGCTACGCCACTGAATGCTTCGAGGCATTATAGTTCCGAATAGCGAAACCTCATCGGACTTGACCGTTCAAGCCTGAGCGACTGGCTCTGGGTCGACTGTGGACACTGCATAAGCAGAAGCTTTGCCTGTATCTGCGCTTCGAACATGACGTTCCGCAGTCTGCCCGGTTTGCAGCGTTAGGTGCGCTACGGTATTCGCGGGGCCTCGGCCCGAGACGCATCCTCGGGTATCAGCGCGAGAAGACTTTCGAACATATCGGACAGCGCGGCTTCACTAGAAGGCCTAATTGGGCGGTGCGATTGCGTAGTCCCAAGTGAGGTTCGACCCCGGCGCTGAAGAAGTGGTGACGGTAAAGACGTAGTTGGCGTACGTGATCGCCGGCGCGGCACCGGAAACGCTGCGCGGGCTGAGCTTCAGCCACGCTGGGGTAACGGAAGAACTTGGGAAGCCAGCATAAACACCTCTGATCGCATTGATGGTGAAGCTAGTAGACGCCGAACCTTGGGTCACTGTTCCCATGATGTGAGAAGGCGCGACACCCCGGATTTTTCCAGATCTGTCAGAACCATAATCGGTCTCGAAAGTACGTGCATAGCCGGCAGACGTCGGAGCCGTTTGGCCAGCGTAGTCGGTGCTGTCTTCCCAAACGTTGTAGGTTTCAGTAATGCTGCCACTGGTTTGCTGGCGGAGCATAAATCCGCCAGTTCGGCAGTTCCACGCAACAACCCTATAATTGCCGTGTGACGCCTTGGTGCTTGTTATTGCATTACCAAAAGTCTGCCCGTCTATTTCCAAATGTACCTTGTTTCCCTTGCTCCACGAAGATGCATCTGGTGAGGAACTGGCAGTCGGTTTGGGACCGGAACGGGTGTAAATGAGCGCGGCGCTCCAACCGAGTGGATTCTTGATGCGCGCTTCGACTGTGCAGTTAGTGCTATCGATAAGCATGATATCGGGCGTTTTGCTGATCCAGATCGAACCTTTGGCTGATGGGGGTGATGGCTCATCCACCTGACTTGAGCGCGTGTTCTCAAAGTCGACAGTCTTAGCAGTATTGTCCGCCGCCGTGATGCGAAAGCTGCCACCGTTATAGCCAGCGCCCGAAAGCCCTGAGAGCGAAATGATGGGATATTTGTTGTCGTAGACCTGTGAAGCAGCCGCCTGCGCTGCCAACGCCGCCGCCACTGCAGAAAGGTCGGGAGATCCAGAAAACGTCGCGCGCCGTGTTGTTCCGCTCTGGGTGACAACCGAAGCGATGGCTGCGTCCGTAATGAGGTTCGGCGTCTGATAAGCTGGAAAAAGCTTGCCCCCCGTCACGCTGACACCACGGCAAAAACGCATTACCACCAGACTGTTGCTTGAGCCGTCTAAGGTAAGATTGTGGAGCGAACTGTCATCAATGTTTTCAAGATAGATGAGATTGCCAGCTTCGCTACCACTGTTAGGGTCGGTCTTGGGCAACGTGCCTGCACTCAAATCGACATTTGCGATTGTTAGTCGCTCAATCAAATTCCCCGCTGCACCCTCGTTCAGAAGAACGATTCCCCCACCCCGATCAAGACCGGCGACGGTTCCTGTGATGTTGGTGATGCTCAGACGTCGAACTACGCAATTGCGGACTGTGCTGTCGATATGAACCTTAATCGCCTTTGCCTGCGTAGTCCTACAGACCCAATCCGAAACGCGGATGTCCTCCATGGTGCAGTTGTCTCGGTAAGTTGTGCCACTACCATTGCCGCCCTCGTGTGTGAAAGACAGGCTGTCATCGCCAGAATTGGATAGGCCGCCGATACAAGTAATGCGCCGGCAAGTGGCGGAGAAATGCAGCCCGTCCGACCCAACAGCCGTCGGGAAGTTGGTCACGCCAACCATTCCCCCATTCACGAATCCGTCTGAAGATTGCACGATCTGTAACTGAAAACCGGTAATCGATGAGCCATCGGTATGCGGTCGGATGACACTGAAGCCATCCACGTTATTGATAATGATGCCGGCCTTGGCTCCCGAGCCAGGCGGCACCGCGTCGTTCGGATAAATGACGCCGCCCCCGTCTTCATAGCGAATGTGAACATTGCTCACCCGCACGGTTTCCGACGCGATCTTTGGCCACATTAAAACCGGAGAACTCGTGCTGTCCCAGGCATCGTGAATAATGTGTCCGCGAATTACGATGTGTGCGTTGCTCTCATAATAGAGGCACACCCGCCCGCCCGATCTGCCGATGCTGGAGGAGACGATCGAACTACTCACCCGAAATTTCTTGCCAACCGGCACTACCGCCTTGGCGCCGAGAATAGCAGCGGCGTCGAGCATATCCTGCAGTGCCTGACGGTCATCAGTCCCGATGCCGGTTTGTCCCGTGCCATCGCCAACAGCGCCCAACCATTCCGGGCGTATTTCAGGCTCGTCGAAAACCCACTTATTGCCGCTGGCGTCGGTCACCACGCCCGGACATGTCAATTCCGCAGGGACTGCAATATTGGCCCTTCGCACTCGAAACGGTGGTACGTCACCCTGCGAATTCAACCCTTCGACCAGCAGCCGGTTGACACTGCTGGGGATGGTGAGCAAGCCATTGTCCGCAATGAGAGAGAGAGGCACTTCAAATCTCCGCAATTTGCGCAAGTTCTCAAGGTATCAGCGCAATCCCCATAAACATAATAAAAGACGCATCTGTTTAACTCGACGGGACAATGGCTTGACGTCAAAATGAGTCATCGCGACCTCTATTTGGCGTGTCGGATGCATTGGAGGCCCCAATCGCCCCGGTCCCGCGTATGCGCGGGTTGAAACCTGAACCCCCTGTTCAGATGTGCTGAACGGCTAAGCCACGGATATCGTCGGCGTCCACATAAAATTCTCGTTAGGGTAGACTTCCGCCTTTCCTACACCTTTTGCCCCTGTCAAAAACCAGAACGAATCAAGAACAAAAGCAGGAGCAAACACTTGAACCGCGACGTGATGCGCCTGACGCCGGGGTGCGAGTTTGCGTGCCCGGTGTGCAGCGTGGGCTGCGCTACCCTTGTAGCGATTCTGGATGAGTTGTGGCGTCTGCTTGAGGAGGAGCGTCGATTGATGGCAACGCGGCCGCACCGGGATCGGGCAGGTAGGGTCCGATCGCTGAAAACCCAGATGGCAGCCATTGAGCGAGAATTTCTGCAGTCTCGCCCCTTGTCGCTCCCTCCGGTACCAGCACGAGCAGTTTCTCAAACATCGCGCGCAGGGCTGCTTCACTAGGCAACGCTACCTGCAACGGAACGTACTGGACTGCGGGCTTTTGCGCCTCGATCTCGCGCGCTTCCGGTTCGACTTCGTCACCGGTGAGGCCCGCCAGCTTCATGACCTCTGCTGGGTCAACACGATGCTCTGCCAGAACAGCCGCGATTTTCCGAGTCAGATCGATTGGAAGGTAAGGCTTCTTATAGGTGTTTGGGTTCTCGTAACGGGCATACGTCGTGTGCCCCATGCCCAGCCTTTCTGAGGCAGAGCGCAGCGAAAGCGGTGGCACAGCGGTAAGCCGTAATTCTTTCAGGCGAAGGGCAGCCGACGTCATTCCCCCATGTGTACATATTTTTTGTACAGTGATCGGTCGCTTTTCGTATTGACCAATGTTCACCTTTAGTGAACAAGGCGGTTCATGATCCATGGAGCCACCATTTTTGATCTGTTTGGCGGTATCCGCCCGATGGCGCGGAAGCTGAGCGAACTGCCTTCATCCGTCTCGGCATGGAAACGCAGGGGCCGCATCCCCGCCGAAAAGCAGCCCCATGTTTTGGAAGTGGGACTCGCCCTTGGCCTCCCCATCACCGCTGAAAATGTCGTCTTTCCCCTTGGCCGCCCTTCGGATGTCGCAAACACGATAACGGCCAGCCCCGCCCCCGTCGCTTGCGATCCGCAGGCCAAAACGCAACGCACGGGGGCAGGGCAATGACCGAGTTTACCTTAATCCCGCTGGGTCGCGTGGCGATGGTCCATCATCGCGGCGAATTGGGCCCTCGTCTCGGAATCGACCCTGCGACCAACTGTTTTGCTAAACGTCAGAAGTTCTTCGGCATCGAACGGCACACGCTCTACGTGAATGCCATGCTTGGCCTTGTTTTCCAGATCAGGGCTAACGGCGAGATGGTATTCCTCGACGGTCGGGGACTTGATGTCACCCTCGCAAATCTCGCGGAACCGGTCATAATTGGTCGCGTCCGGCCACAGTACCGCGACGCGGTTTACAGGCATGGAATTCTCCTTTCGTTGGTGTCTGGAAGCCCAACGATAGCGGGGCGGGATGTGGCTGCAAACCGCGCCCGTCCCGTGACGGGGGAGGCCGCATGACCAAGGTCCGCGCCCCTCTCACTTTCGCGCTCGCTGTCACCACGATCAAGGAAACGATCGGCAAGGCGGAATGCGCGCGCGCGACTGGCTTGTCTGATCGAACCATCGATCATTGGAGCGATAGCGAGAACGCCACGCTTCCTAATCTCGATTATGCACTCGCTCTCGACATCGCCTTCCTGAATGCCGGTGGCGGCTACGCCCCGATCTTCGAAAGCTATGAGCGGCAGATGGCCGTTGCACGCAGCGAGCCCGTCGCCTGCCGTGACGAACTCGCCAAGCTACTCGGCACTGCTTCGCGCGAATTCGGCGATGCCTGGGCGCACTGCGTTCAGGCGCTTCGCCCCAATGCCACACCGGCGCAGATCCAGCGCGCCATATTGGAAACCGAGGAAGCCGACGCGCTATTCCCGCTCCTCATCGGTCTCCTCAAAGCCCTTCTGGCCGGCAATGGGGCCGGCCGCGAAGCCCTGGGGGGAAGTTAGTGATGTCGGCGCGTCCGAACCAATTGCCACATGTTACCTGCCCGGCCTGCGGTGGCCGTGCATTTGCCCGTTCGACCGGGAAGAGCAGCCCGCTCTACCGGGAGATCTACTACCACTGCCGCAATCCCGATGCATGCGGCCATGAATTCGTGGTCGGCATGGAAGCCCTGCGCGCGACCAAGCGCAGCCGGTTCCCCAAGCCCATGCACACCCTGCCTTTCACCCAGTGGCACGCCGCCGCCAACGACCGGGCCGATAACGACGATGGCCCGCCTTCAGAGCCGAAGAGCGCCGCGACCAGTACCTGATGCCTGAGGCCGCTCTGGCCTGACACACCCCTCCCGATGACTTCGCACCCGGCCTGCTTCCGGGAGCGCCCCCGCTTTGCCTTCTGAAACCACCTTGATGGAGCCCTTTCATGCGACAGTCCCAGCAGACAGCCACCCGCACCGGCACTCGCAACGTGACGCCGAACCCCGTCCAAATGCCAGCGATCCGCACGCCGGTCGCCACGTTCATCTGCAACGCCTGCGAAACCGTAGAGCACTGCCGCACGCCCGCGCTGCCCGAGAAGTGGGCGACCGAGACGATCGGCGATGACATCTACGCCTATTGCCCGGAATGCGCCGTCGATCTGCCCTGCGGAGAGATCCAGTGACCGCGCCGCTCGATCACGCGGCGCTAGGCGGCGTGCTGGATCCTGCTGATCTCGAGGCCGACGTCTTCGAGACCGACACCTTCGAGGCGCTGGATGCCGAATTTGCCCGCCTTGCCGACATGCAGTTCCGCATCGCGAATACCGCGTATTTTCTGGAGACGGTGTTTCTGCCCGCGCTCCTTGCATTCGCCGGGTGTCTGGGAGTGATCTGCGTGATTTCTCAGACCGCGAAGCTGCTCGGCTGAATGATGACCGCGGCTTCCCGCTGTTCGGCGCTGTTCGCAGTTCCGCCCGACATGCGGCGGATCGAGGAACTTGTGCAGTGCTGCGAACGCCGAAAGGCCAGCGCGGCACGCAAACTCGCTTCCGCACAGGCCGAGGTCGCCGCCGCCCAGGCGGCCTACGAGCAGGCCATCGACGCGCGCAACGACTGGATCGCGAACAACCCCGATCCGCAACTCATGATGCTGTGAAGGACAATCCATGGCCGAGACTACAGATGACCGCCTGCGCCTCCTGATCGAGCGTATCGAGCGGCTCGAAGAAGAGAAGAAGGGCATCAGCGACGATGTCCGCGATGTGTTCAACGAGGCCAAGGCGGTCGGTTACGACACCAAGATCATGCGCCAGATCCTGCGGCTCCGGAAGATGAAGCCCGACGATCGCCGCGAGATGGACATGCTGCTCGATACCTACAAAGCCGCGCTGGGGCTGGACTGATCATGCGCCGCCGTATTCAACCGTCGGTGCATCCGATGGCTTGCACCTGCCGCAAATGCGCCCCTGCCGCCCTCGGCCCCACCCGCACTGCACAGCTGGTCAAGGCCGCCACCCGCGTCCTGTTCTTGGTAGCCGCCATGATCGCCATCCCGTTCATCGTTGCACACGCTCTGGCCTGTGCACGCGACGGGCGCGCCTGAAACCTATTCCGTCAGCCGCTCAGCCAAATGCAGGGCGGTGACTTATCGAAGGCGCAGCGGTCATCGTTGAATCGCCATCGCCGTGAAGGAGCCCGCGAAGATGACCCGCAGCACAACGTCCCGTCGCCGCGCCTTGATTCTAGAGGCGGATTTGCGCCGTTTTGCCCGGATATCCAGCCAGGAAGGCGTGACCATTCGTAGCCGACTCGATCCGGACGGCGGCGTCACCATCATCATCAATCCTGCAGCGGGATCTGCAGGCACCGGCACGGACACGCTTGATGCGCGGCTCGAGGCGTTCGGTGCATCATGAAGCAGCGCTATCCGTACGTGACCTCGTTTCGCGATCGCCACGGAAAGCGCCGGTGGCGTTTTCGGCGCAAGAACTCGCCCACCCACTACTTCAAAGCGCCCTTCGGCACTCGCCAGTTCGAGCAGGAGTATGCGGCCTGCCTGAAAGCGGAGCCGCTGCCAATCGGTGCGAGCCGCATGAGGCATGGCAGCGTGTCCGATGTCATCGCGCGTTACTATACTGACAACGCCTTTCTCGATCTTAGGAACACGACGCAGGTCGTCTATCGCGGCGTGCTGGAGCGGTTTCGCTCGGCATTCGGCGATGATCCGATGCAGGATTTCGATGCCGAGCGAATTGCGCGGCTGATGGCGTCCATGCGGCATAAGCCCCATGCGGCCGCACGCCTGCGCAAGCTTCTCAATCAGCTATTCATGGTCGCCCGCCGCGCGCGTCTGGTCCCGCCGGGTTTCGATCCGGTGAAGGATACGCGCGCGCCGAGGGCGGAAGGGGAGGGCTATCACCGCTGGACGGAAGCCGAACTGGAGGCTTTCGAGGCAAAGCACCCCTTGGGCACCAAGCCGCGCCTCGCTTTCGCGCTGCTACTCTACGGGGCCCAGCGCAGCGGCGACGTCCGGTTGATGACGCACAGCACCATCGAGGATGGTCGCATCCGCCTCGCCCAGAGTAAGACTAGCGCCGCCGTCGACGTGCCTGTTGTCGAGCCGTTGGAAAGAGCCATCGCTGCCGGCCCGCTCGGCGCGAGCATGATCGTGGAGAACACCAGGGGCGAGCCGTACTCGGCCAAGGCATTCTACCAAATGATGAAAAAGGCCTGCGTCGAAGCGGGGCTTCCCCACTGTTCGCCTCACGGCCTCAGAAAGTCAGCGGCCCGCCGTTGCCGCGAGGCCGGATGCTCCAACGAAGAAGGCATGGCGATCACCGGCCACAAAACCGAACGCGAATACCTCCGCTACGCCGGCGACTCCGTCCGAGCCGCCCGCGCCGACGCCGCAATGACGAAGGTAATGGCTAACCACCGAAAAAAGTTAGCCACCAACCCCAGCAAAAACACCGGGAAATAG